GTCGAGCAGATACTTGATCTATATGAAGTGTGGAAGCCCTCGATCATAGGTATTGAGAAAGGCCACATTGAGATGGCGCTTGGCCCATTCCTAGAGAAGCGGGTGCGAGAGCGTGGACTGTACGAAGCGTACTTCAAAGATTTGAAAACTGGTCGCAGAGATAAGGAAGCGCGAGCCAGAGCAATCCAAGGCCGGATGCAGCAGGGAATGGTATTCCTGCCGAAAGAAGAGAACTTTACTGGTCCCCTAGTCGCAGAGTTATTGCGTTTTCCAAATGGGACTCACGACGATCAAGTGGATGCGATTGCTTGGATTGGTTTGATGATGACCGAATTCAGTACCTTTATAGAGAAGGTAGAGCACGTTCCATCTTGGCGAGACAGGTTACCAGCACTGATGAAAAGTGATCGGACCAAATCAGCTATGAGCGCATGATATGAAAGAACAAAAGATTTCCCCCGACAAGGAAGAAGAGATCACACGCAGCCAGTGGGCAAGGTATGAACGTGCTCGCGATAACGGCCATCTGGAATATGTTTACATGGCCCAGAAGTGTGATGAGTACTACCAAGGCCAGCAGTGGGACGCAGACGACCAGTCTGCCTTAGAAGCAGAAGGTCGCCCTGCCCTAACTATTAATACGATCCTGCCAACTGTTAATACTATTCTTGGTGAGCAGTCTACGCGAAGAGCTGATATCCAGTTCAAACCACGGCGTGGCGGTGAAGAGGATGTAGCTCATACGCTTACGAAGCTGTATATGCAGATTGCTGATAACAATAAGCTCGACTGGGTTGAGCAGCAGGTGTTTTCTGACGGCTTGATCATGGATGGCCGTGGTTACTTCGATGTGCGTATGGACTTCAGCGATCACGTTGAAGGGGAAATACGGATCACGGCAAAAGATCCACTAGACATCCTTATCGATCCAGACGCAAAAGATTCCGACCCGAAGACTTGGAATGAAGTATTCGAGACGAGGTGGATGACGCTTGATGAGATTGAGGAGCTTTACGGCAAGAAGAAAGCAGAGCGGCTCCTATTTATTGCAGAGAACGGGATGAGCTATGGCGCTGATTCTGTCGAGTACCAAGAGTCGCGTTTTGGTGACACAGGCAATGGTGGCGATCACTTTGGCGCGGGAGTCCCAGGAGATGACGAGTATAGAAACGTAAAATCACTTCGTGTTGTCGAGCGCCAGCATAAAAAACTAGCCCGCACGATGTTCTTTGTCGATCCTGATACAGGAGATCAAAGAAAATGCCCCGAAGCGTGGAAAGAAAATAAGTGTAAGAAGTTTGCGAAAGAGTACAACTTAACGCTGATTAGTAAAGTGATCCGAAAAATCCGATGGACAGTCACTTGTGACAAAGTTGTTTTGCACGATGATTGGTCACCTTACGACCAGTTCACTATTGTTCCGTTCTTTTGTTACTTCAGACGGGGGCAACCGTTCGGGATTATCCGAAACCTTCTGTCACCACAAGAACAGCTCAACAAGATAGCTTCTCAAGAGCTGCATATTGTTAATACTACCGCTAATAGTGGTTGGATGGTCGAGAGCGGTTCGCTGATTGGTATGACAGCCGATGATCTTGAGGAACACGGCGCTGAGACAGGTCTGGTGCTTGAGTATGCTAGAGGTACTAACGCCCCTCAAAAAATTACGCCAAACAGTATTCCTACAGGTCTTGACCGTATTGCTGCAAAAGCGGCGGCAAACATTCAGTCTATATCCGGCATCAATGACTCTATGCTGGGCACAGATAGTGCTGAAGTATCTGGTATTGCTATTCAAGCAAAACAGAATCGTGGCGCAATAATGATCCAAGTGCCTTTGGATAATCTACGCAAAGCGAGGCACTACTTAGCAGAAACAATCCTTAACCTTATACAGTCTTTCTATACGGAACAGCGAGTTATTCAAGTGACTAATGAAGCTGACCCATTAAAACCTCGTGAACAGATGGTGATTAACGAAGAAACACCTGAAGGGGAGATCATCAATAACCTCACGCTAGGTGAATACGATGTCATCGTAGCCACTGCACCCGCTAGAGACAGCTTCGACGAGGCTCAGTTTGCGGAAGCTATTAACTTGCGGCAAGTAGGTGTAGCTATTCCTGATGATGCCATCATCGAGTACAGCCACTTGGCCCGTAAAGGCGAACTTGCTAAACGCATACGCACCGTAATGGGTATAGAACCCCCAACTCCAGAGCAAGCTCAAGCGATGGCGCAGCAGCAGGAAATTCAGATGATGCAGATCCAACTAGAAATAGCTCAACTGGAAGCAGAAGTGAAGAAGACTCAATCTGAAACTGCTCTGAACATGGCTAAGACGCAAGGCGTAGCAGATACAGATCCGCAAATACGGGTTGCAGAGTTAGAAGCGAAGATTCAGATAAACCAAGATCAGCTAGACCTTCGACGAGAGCTAGCCGCAGCAACTAATGAGGTTAGAGAAAGTCAGTCTCAGACTTCTGCAGCAACCAAATTAGCCACCACAGCATTTCAAAACACTAACAGGAGTTCTTAATGAGTAACCAAGAAGACACATCAGTTGAAGACAATCCGATTGAGTTCGTGGTTATGCCAGGAGCGGATGCCCCCGAAGATTATGATTCACCTCAACTCGATTTGAGTTTCGAGGAAGTAGTTGCTGAGATTCTTGATGACGAAAGTGAGGACGAGACTATTGAGGAAGCTTCAGATAAGGAAGACTCGGTTGAGGAAGACCCAGATGATGAAGGTCCAGATGATGAGCCAGAAGAGGGGGGAGTTGACGAGGAAGAACCTCTTGAAGAGGCCGCTGAGTTAGAAGAACCCGTTGTTGAAGAGAAGCCTGCTAAGAAGACAATGGTTCCAAAAGCTCGTCTGGATGAAGTACTAGCTAAACAGAAAGCCTTACAAAAGCAGTTAGACGAGGTAAATGCTGCGAATGCAAAATCTGAAGAAGCACCAGAAGAGTACGATTTTGATACAAAAGAAGTTGAATACCAGAACATGGTATTGGATGGGGAGACTGACAAGGCAGTCGCATTACGTCGCGAGATCAGGAAAGCAGAGCGAACCCAGCTCGAATTCGAAATGCGGCAAGAAATGACAAAAACCGTTTCTCAAGATCGACAGGTTAATGCCCTCCAGCAAGCGGCTAGTGCAATGGAAGAATCATATCCCGTGTTTGACCAAAACGCGGAGGAGTTCAACGAAGATTACACTAATGAAGTTGTTGAATTAAGAGATGCTTTTATTGTTCAAGGTTTTGAGGCTGTAGATGCGCTGTCTAAAGCAGTTAACTTCGTTGTGAAAGACCACGATTTAGATTCCCAGTCAGTAGAACCACCAAGTCTGGCGGGCAAAGCAAAGTCTGTAGACGAAGTCGCAAAGAAACGGGCACAGGTTAAGAAGAAGCTACGAGCTGCAGAAGCACAGCCCCCTGAGTTGCCAGGGGAAAGCTCTTCTCAACATGGCGAGAAAGGTATTGATTTAGCAACGCTTACAGAAGAAGAGTTTGCAGCTCTGCCAGAAGCTACATTAAAGCGTCTAAGAGGTGACATCATATAATGGCGACTAACAAAGACCCTCGTCTGGCACGGGCGGGGGTAAGTGGGTTTAACAAACCTAAGCGAACGCCTAGCCATCCAAAAAAGTCGCACATTGTCGTGGCGAAGGAAGGTGACAAGATCAAGACCATACGATTTGGTGAACAAGGAGCCTCTACCGCTGGTAAGCCCAAGGCTGGAGAGTCTGCCAAAATGGTAGCCAAACGTAAAAGCTTTAAAGCCCGTCACGGAAAGAACATTGCAAAAGGGAAAATGTCAGCGGCCTACTGGGCAGACAAGGCTAAGTGGTAGCACATTAATCCCACACTCAATGTTCGGTAACGAAAGTTGTTGCTTTAAGATAATACCCACGCTAATATTCTACATACGTCCGTCTCTACGATATGAGATCGCCCCGTAGGCGTAAAAAACGTACCTCGCCTGCACTAGGCGTAAAACCTGTCGAGGTCGCCCCTCGCTAATCAGCGCTAGTTCGTCGTCCCACGATACGGGAACAACGGATTAGCCGCTCCAAAAGTCGGCTGATGACGCAGCGTGTGCTGCATAAAATTTGCTTATTATTGGAGGCCATCATGGCTTTAACCAACTTCGGTACGCTTTCGGGCGACCAACTCCAAATGTGGAGTCGCGACTTCTGGAAAGTAGCTCGCAATCAATCTTTTATTAATCAATTTGCTGGAACTGGCTCAAACGCTATGGTTCAGCGAGTCACAGAACTTACCAAAAACCAGAAAGGCACCAAAGCTAACATCACGTTGCTTGCTGATATGACCGGCGACGGCATCACTGGTGATTTCACGTTGGAAGGAAATGAAGAAGCCCTCCGCGCGTATGACATCACCATTGAGCTAGACCAGTTGAGATTCGCAAATAGAATCGCAGGCCGAATGGCTGATCAGAAGACAGTTGTTAATTTCAGAGAGCAGTCTCGTGACGCACTTGCTTACGCAATGGCTGACCGTTGTGACCAGCTTGCGTTCTTGACTCTGTCAGGCGTTGCTTACACCAACAAAAACAACGGTGCATTGCGTACTGTAGTTGGTGGAGCTGTTAACGGGCAAGAGCTTGTTGACCTCGCATACGCTTCTGATGTGTCAGCTCCTACAGGTGATCGTCACCGTCGTTGGGATGCAACTGATGGACTTGTGGCTGGCGCTACTAACGCAGTAGCAGCCGTCGATAAGATCAGCTACGAGACAATTGTTAACCTGAAAGCTTACGCTAAAGATAACTACATTCGTGGTATTCGTGGTGCTGGTAACCAAGAAACATTCCACATGTTTGTTACTCCGCAGCAGATGGCTGACCTCAAGCTTGATACAAGCTTCTTGGCTAACGTGCGTAATGCTGGAGTTCGAGGCACAGGTAACAGCTTGTTCTCTGGTTCAGCTAGCTTGATGGTTGATGGCGTCATGATCCATGAGTTCCGACATGTGTTCAACACATCTGGTGCTACATCTGGTGCTTCTGGTAACGCTGGTGCAGCTGGCTACAAATGGGGCGCTGGTGCCAACATTGACGGAGCGCGTGCTCTGTTCTGTGGCGCACAGGCTCTGGCTCTGGCTGACATTGGACTGCCTGAAATGGTCGAAGACACTTTCGACTACGGCAACCAGTCTGGTATCAGCGTAGGCAAGATCTTCGGTATGCGAAAGCCTAAGTACAACTCTGATATCTCAGGGTCTGTACAGGACTTCGGCGTGATCTGTCTCGATACAGCGCAATAGTAGTAAGTAGTACTCCCTCCCCCTCTTCGGAGGGGGGTTTTTTTCCCACAGGAATTAATCATGAAGATTGTTAGTAGCGAGTCATTACGAGTGACCACCCTTAGTGGAGCAGCGATTGTTTTTGAAGCAGGTGTTGAAACAGAAATCTCATCAGAAGTGGGTTTAGTTGCCCTTCAGATGGGTGCCAAAGAAGTTAAAGAAGGCAAAACGGAAAGTGAGCCTGAAGTAGTTGTAGAAACTACTGATGAACCTAGTGATGACTTAGTCCAAGTCTTAGAAAAGATGATGGACGAGGGTGATCCAGATAATTTTAAAGCTGACGGAACTCCAAAAGCCGCAGCTGTAAACAAAGCAATGGGTAAAACAGTTGACTCAGACGCGCGTGATGCAGCGTGGGAATCAGTTCTTAACTCGTAGGTAGAGCATGACAGTTACTGTTCAGAGTGTAATAGATCGAGTACAAACCGTACTTCAAGATACAACAGGCGTTCGATGGCCGGTAGTAGCTGAGTTAGTACTATGGGTTAACGATGCACAGCGCGAGATAGCGTTAGTCAAGCCAGACGCTACGGCTACAAACACGACAATCACTTTAGTTGCAGGCACTAAGCAGTCAATACCAGCGACGGGTAATCGCTTGTTAAACGTTGTCCGCAATATGTCAGCTGCAAGTAGCGGCACGGGCAAGCGCTCAGTCAGATTAGTAGATCGGTCTGTTTTAGACGCGCAAACGCCTGATTGGCATGACCCTGCTGTTACAGGCGGGGCCACTCATGCTGCCGTAGTAAAGCATTACGTCTACGATGAAATGAACCCTAGAAACTTTTATGTTTACCCTGGCGCTTCAGGTAATGCATACCTAGAGATTGTCTACTCTGCTAATCCCGTACCGGTTGCTCAAAATGGAAATCTTGGCGTACCTGATATTTTTGCTAACTCAGTTATGAACTATGTTTTGTATATGGCCTACATGAAAGACGCTGAATTTGCTGGCAATCAAGCGAGAGCTTCCAGCCATTTTCAATTGTTTTTGACGGCTATTACAGGCAAAGCTCAAATTGACACGATACTTAATCCTAATGCCGCAAGCGGCGTGAAAATGGCGGTGTAAAATGACAGTTGCTTACGAAAGTCTTCTGCCAGAGATTTTACCCGTAGTAGCAGGTTGCACTGACACTCTTGTAGAAGGAACAATTAGGGCAGCGGCCATTGAGTTCTGTGAGAGGACAGGTGCGTATCAAGTTGAAATAGATCCGCTGACAACAGTATCGGGAATCTACGAATACGATCTAGAACCCCCAACGGGGACAGTTGTACATAAGATTGTAAGTGCTGTTTTTAAGGGCGATGACCTCGAACCTGTGTCTTCAATTGTGCTCGAACAGCGGCTACCAAACTGGCGCAACGCTGCCCACTTCAGCGCACCTCAATACTACATTCAACAAAGCGCAAGCCTGTTTTGGCTTGTTCCAGTTCCAAACGAGCTATCGGTTAACAGCACTATTTTGCGCGTGCAACTGAAGCCTACCCAGTCGTCCACAACGTGTGACGAGAAAATAATGGACGAGTACCGTGACACGATTGTAAACGGGGCTTTGTTTAGATTACTTAGAATGCCAGGAAAAGACTGGTCCGACTTACAAGGCGCGCAGCTGTACAGCAACTTATTCGAATCAGTTGTTATAAGTGCTGAGCGCAGAGCTAGGCACGCTGATGAAGGCGTAGCCAGAAGAGTTGTTTATAGAGGAGCAGGTAGATTTGGGTCAGGAAGACGTAATCGATATGGCAGAGAAAGGGGGTGATCCTATCTACGCTTCAATCCGCGACTACTGGGATTGGGCAAAAACAGGTCTGGAAGAGATTATCTCAGATAACCCCTCCCTGACATTCAAGCCTGAAGATGTGTATGCAAGTTGTGTTAACAACCAAGCGCATTTTTGGAAGGCTCCAGAAGGTTTTGTCGTTACTAGTACAGAGGTAGATGAGTTTACACAGGATAAGACATTTTTTATCTGGCTCGCATGGGCCAAAGAGCGCGGTCAAAGCTGCGTCATCAAGTATTACCCGTTTTTCGAGCAGGTAGCAAAAGACGCAGGTTACAAAAATATAGAAGTGAGGACAGCAGTAAGCGCGCTAGAACCTTATTTAGTTAGCGAAGGTTGGATAAAAGAAACCGTTATTTATAAGAGAGAAATATAATGGGCAGCAGTCCGAAAAAATCAGAGTACAAAGCTACTCCCGCAGAAAAAGCATCTGCTGCTGTGGCTATGGCTGAACATAAATACTTTAAAGAAAAGTATGACCCACTTCTGCAAAAAGAACGCGATGCTTCAATGAATGATGATTCTGCGAGGGTATTAAAATCGCGTGCTAATGCAGACACGATGCAAACTCTTGCAGGGAAAGCGAGCTATGACCGAGCTGCAACCGCCGCATCTGGTGGAGATGAAGCGCAAGCATATCAAGCGCAGTTAGGCCAAGCAGCCACAACGGGTCTAGATATTAAAAACAAGCGAAAACTAGCCGTCCTTGGAGCTGCAAGAGGTCAGCAATCCGATGCAAGTGGCTTCATGACATCAGCAGCGAATATGAGTGCATCGAGAGCACTTACAAAAGCTGCTGCTAAACAAACTGAGCGATCAGCAAAAACCGCGATGCTTGGGCAGATAGGCACAGCAGTGTTGAAGCAGGGTATAAAAAATAAATTGTCTAAGGGCAAAGAATTAGGCGCAGATAATGATACCGGAGAGATGCAGTACGAGAGAGGCAGTTTCTTTAAATCTGCTGGCTCTGGCGGGGGCATAGGCGCGCGGTTAAATCACACAGGCTACTTTAACACTAACCCATTCCCAGATTAAAAGAGGGTACTCATGAGTGTCGATGTCCCATTAACTCCAGAGCAAAAACAAGCAATCGCTGCTTCTTCTGGTGGTGGAACTGGACTGCCGAATGTAGCTAATCCTGACCAAGCGTTTGCGGATATTACCCGTAACGAATATCTGGATTACGTTAAAAACTATCGGCCGTTTGAAGAAGGTGTATTAGACACCGCACAAAGCGATACGTCTCTTATTGATGATGCAAAAGAGAATGCCGCGAATGCTCAAGGTCTTATGTCAGGCGTAGCTAATCGTAATGCAAGTCGCTACGGGGTAAATCTTACACCTGCACAATTACAGGAGCAGGAGCGTGGTTTAACTCGTGCTAATTCTCTTGGCTATTCCCAAACGTTGAACGACGCGCGGATTAATCAGAAAAAAATAAATCAAGAAACTGTCGCTGACCTTATCAACATAGGCCAAGGCGTAAATCGTTCGTCCTTGGGTCAATTGCAGGGCGCAGCAAACAGTGCAACACAACGAAAAAACGCTTATGACTCAGCGAGAGCTGCATCTAAAGCACAAACATACAGCACAATCGGTGGGCTGGGAGCAGCAGCCATCTTTGCGCTGGCATTTTAGGTAGGAAGTTATGAGTTACTTAGAAGGCGGTCTTTTAGCGCTCAAAAGCGGGCAGCAAGCTTTTGGTAATCAATATGATATGAATCGTCAGCGCGAAGGCTTGAAAATTGCCCGTGAGCAGCAGGACATAGCTAACGAAGAAGCTGCGGTTGTACAGAGGAAAGATGCTGCTCGCCAAAACATAGGGGCTATAAACGCTCACTTTGGTAAACAAGGGAAAAAGTGGAACAAGACCGATGCAGGCAGGTTATTGGAAGAACGGCCTGCCTTAATAAATGGGATGTTGAACGATGCCGCCAGTCAAAAGTATAGAGAGTTTGTAAACGAGGATAACCTTAGAGTTGGCGCTGAAGTAGTAGAAGTAAGAAAAAACGAAGACGGCTCTTATACCCCGATGGTAAGGCGTAATGACACAGGAGCAGTAGTTCCTATGACTGAGGGGCGAAGTTCGGAAAACACGCCCATTGTAAAATTAGGTGCCGATCAATTTAATAACGTAATTAATGCTCGCTATCAGGCAGGAATCGTAGACGGGGGTCTAGAAAACACCGGCAGTTATTTAGCAAATGCGGAGTCATTAATAAACGTCACAATTAGAGAAAAAGCTCTAGAGTTAGCGGTACAACAAATACAAAACGTAGATGAGCTGTCTCAGTTTTATGGGGTAATTAACGACATAGATGTAGACGAGGACGGAGCAACTGAAGCACTTGCAGACATTCTTAAATCTGTCGGTGGTGATCCTGAAGCGTTGCAAGCAGCAGGCGAAGCAAAGCAAGCAGAAGAGTTTGCAGCACAGCAAGAAGCAGCAGGAGAAAAGCCAGGTGCAAAAACCCCGTTAGGGAGAAGACTAAGCGGTGAAGGTACAAAACAGAGACAAGGCCCATTAGGTAAGAATGAAAAAGAGCTAATGGCTCTATACGGGTTGGCTGACCGAAGCGACATGGCGATGGTTGAGACAATAAGAGATGCGCTGGCTAAAAACGGGGTAGAGTGGAAGGGTCAAATTACAGGTTTAGTCAGAGAGCAGGATGAAGAGTCTTACGAGGCTAATAGTGAAGCAGAAGCTTTCTACAACGATAAGAAAGGCATGGGAGCCATAGCTAAAGCACTAAACCGAAGCCCCGAATTATTAGAAGAGTTTAACTCTATTGGTCCCGCAGCGTTTCTTAAAAAATATCAAACTACTGAAGAAGTTGAAAAATTAGGTGGAACCGAAACCGTCAAGACCGTTGCTTTCCCAGATCTAGATCAAAGCAATATGGGGATGATGAAAGAACCGCTTTTACCTCCAGCCCCTTTCGAGTTATCAGCAGAGAATATTAAATCCGCTATTACGAATCGAACCTCTGAACCGTCCAAGGAGCAGAAGACTGCGATTACTACGTTCTTAAAAAGCAAAGGGATCGACAACGATGCCAAACTTAAAGAAGCGATAGCCAACAAAGAGATAAACCGCGAAGAAGGCTTGATGCTTGCGTGGGTTATGGGTGGAACGGCTGAAGGGGATACGAATATAAAAGCTAGTATTGCTCAAAATATTACTAATCTACTAGATCGTGGTGACCAAGATGTAGGCACGCTTGAACTAGCACAGTTAGATTCAGCTGTTGCACAAGGTCAGGCAGCAGGCGTGACAGCGCAAGCGAAGTATAACGAAGTAATACAAAAGGCAAGAGAATTTGATCTGGGTCGCACCGACACGATGATCGAAAACGGGCAAAAAGTTTTAGACAAGGTATACACCCGCCTTGGGTTAATGGACGACGAAGGTAACCTTACTGATGAGGAATTTGACGGGGATGAAGACGACGCATTGTTTATAGCGCGCACAATTAATGGGTT